CTCCAAGGCTTCGGACCCGCTGGACTACCCCTATCGGTTTGAGCACATCCATCGAAACGAGATCTGGTGGGACATGCGCGGCAAGGACCTGGGCCTGCGTGATGCACGCTGGCAGGTGCGCAAGCGCTGGGAGGATCTGGATGTGGCCGAGGCCATGATGCCCGGCCATGCCGACGTGCTGCGCAATGCCATCAACGGCTGGACATCCCTGCTGCTGCGCGACGATGATTTCCTGGCCAACGCCTACCGCACCGAGCGCGGCACCACGATCAGCCGTGACCACTGGTGCGACACCGGCCGCAAGCGCATCAAGTTCTACGAGGTCTGGTACCGGGCCCCTGCCGAGGTGGTGGTTCTGCACCTGGGCCCGACCAAGCGCGTGATCTTCGACGAGAACAACCCGCTGCACATCCAGGCTGTCTCGCGCCAAAAGGTCAAGATCACCCGGGCCGTGACACAGCAAGTGCGCGTTGCCCTGTTTGCTGGCCCGCATCGCCTGCTGGACAGGGGCACCAGCCGCCGCAACTTCCCATACATCCCCTTCTTCGCCTTCCGCGACGACGAGGACGGCAGCCCCTACGGCCTGATCGAAGGGATGATCAGCCCGCAAGAGGAATACAACGAGCGCCGCCAGATGATCAACTGGATGCTCAAGGCTAAGCAGACCTACATCGATGGCGATGCGCTGGACCCTGCTTACAACACGATCAAGGACTTCGTGGGCCGGGTGATGCGCCCCGACATGGTGGCTGTGCTCAACCCCAACCGCAAGCGCGACGATGCCCTGCTGGTGAAAAACGATCTGTCCCTGCAGAAAGAGCAGGTCGACGTGATGCAGGACGCCAAGCAGCTGATCCAGGACGTGCCTCGCGTCTACAGCACGCAGCTGGGCAGCGCGCCGCAGGGCGTGACATCGGGCATCGCCATCAATTCGCTGTCTGAGGCTGGTGCCATCGCAATGGGCGAGCTCAACGACAACTACACCTTTGGCCGAAAGATGGCCCATGAGGCGCTGCTGCAGCTGATCATGGATGACCACATGGACGAAGACCTGCGCGTGATGATCGGTACCGGCAAGGCCCGGCGCGCCATCGTGCTGAACTCGTGGGCGCCCGATGGCTCCCCGCTGAACCGGGTCAAGGATGCCCCAATGAAGGTGGGTCTGTCCGACATCCCGAACAGCCCAGCTCACCGCATGCAGGAGCAGCAGCAGCTGGCCACCGTCATGCAGGCGCTTGGCAACAACCCTCAGGCCCAGGCCATCCTGGCACCGGCCTACATGGAGCGCTCCAGCGTCTCGGGCCGAGACCAGTATGCCAAGCAGCTGCGCCAGCTCTCAGGCATCCCGGACGACAGCGACGCCAACGCGCAAGAGGACGCCAAGAACCAAGCCCTGCAGGAGGCTGCGGCCGCCAAGGAGCTCAATGCCCGCGCTGCGATGGCCAAGATCGCCAAGGACGAGGCCAGCGCCGCAAAGACTGGCGCCGAAGCCCAGGCCATCACTGCCAACGCTGGCATGCAGCAGCAACAGATGCAGATGCAACAGGCGCAACCGCCTGGCATTGACCAACAGATTGAAGACGCCCTCATGGAGGCGTCTAACTAACACGCGCGACGCGCGCCCCCATTCGGCCCGGCCAGGCCGATTTCCCAGCCGCTGGTGACATCGAGACAGCGTCTGAGGTAGTTCCTCGATGGTTGTGAGCAAAGCCCCCTTGAGGGGCTTTTTTCATGTCGGAACCACTCCGTTATGTGGTCGAGAAAGGTAAAAGATGGACCCCGATCGTGATTACGCCGACCTGACCGACGAAGAGCTGGAGGCGCTTGAAAACGCCCAACCAGGTCACCAGCCGGAGATTCAGGACAACGGCCAAGGTGAAGACGAAGGCGAAGGCCTTGAACAGGTGGGCGGCCAAGACGGCGCACCCGCATCCGCTTCTGAAGCCACTGGGGCAGTCGCTGCGGAAACTGCACAAGACGCACAAGCCACCGATGCCAGCGCCGACAAGGTCGCAGGTGTTGCCAGCAAGGACGGATCTCGCGTGCTGCCCTACGCAGCGCTGCAGGCCGAGCGACGCACTGCCAAGCGCAATGCCGCCCGCGCCGAAGAAGCCGAGAACCGCGCCAAGGAGTTGGCGCAGCAACTTGAAGACCTCAAGGCAGGCAAGGCGCCGCCCGAGCCGCAAGCATCGGACGAAATCACCGAAGCCGAAGTGATTGAGATGGAGCAGGACTTTCCCGAGCACGGGCAACGACTGCGCAAGCTCTTCAAGATCCAGGAGGACGCCAAGGCCAAGGGTGGCAACACCCAGGACGAGAGCGCCGCCACTGATGAGCCCATCGATCCGGCTGAGCTTGTTCAGGAAGCCGTTGATCAGGTTCCGTTGCTGGTTGAGTGGCAGTTGGGCGATGCTGAAAAGTTCGCCCGCGCGCAACAGATTGATGCCGTGCTTCAAGGCTCACCCAAGTGGGCCAACAAGCCTTTGCACGAACGCTTTGCCAAGGCGGCAAGCATGGTGGCAGAGGAATACGACATCGATGTGGGCGCCACTCAGGCAGAGCCTTCCTCGAAGACCCCCCAGGCCGCCGCTCACAAACGAGTGATCGAGGCCGCCGCCAGGCAAGAGCCCAACACCTTGAGTGACTTCAAGGGCGGCACCGCGCCACAGACACCTGCAGCCAGCTTTGAACGCATGAGCCCACCGGCTCAGGTGGATCGCTGGCTGTCGATGACTGATGACGAGATCAATGCCGCGTTGGCCAAGTCTGGCGGCTGACACCACACACAACCATTTTCTTTGAAGGAGCCACAACATGGGCACCAACGTAGCTTCGGGCAGCGGTCTCGCGCTGACCCAATACTCCACCGCCGTGACCGCGCAGATCGTGCGCGCCCCCGGCAATCTCAACGCCATGACGGGCCCTGCGCCCAAGCAGTCCCAGGCTGAAGCTGCCATGAAGCAGCAGACCAGCCCTGAGATGCCGTTCGTGCGCATCACCGACCTGTCGACCGACCCCAGTGGCGACAAAGTGACGGTGGACGCCTTCAACGTGGTGGGCGGCAAGCCGATCATGGGTGACCGCAACGCGGAAGGCATGGGCAAGCCCCTGTCCTCGAGCAGCTTTGATCTCAAGATCGACCTGGCCACCTTCAACGTGGACGCCGGTGGCAAGATGAGCCGCCAGCGTACCCGCCACGAGCTGCGCGGCATCGCCAAGGCCGCAGTGGCTGGCTACTTCCCTCGCATGGTCTGGCAGCGTGGCATCGTCCATTGCGCCGGTGCCCGTGGTCAGCAAGTGGGCTCGAGCTGGGATCTGCCGCTGGACACTGATCCTGATTTCGAAGAAATCATGGTCAACCCGCTGAAGGCGCCCACCTACAACCGCCACCTGGTGGTTGATGGCAACAACTTCGTGCGTGGCGGTCAGCAACTGGGCTCCATCGACTCCACCGACAAGTGGAAGCTGGCCCTGCTGGACAACCTGGCCCTGTGGCTGGAGTCGCTGGACACCAAGGTGCCATCGCCCAAGTTCACGGGTGACGAGCAAGGCACGGACGCCCCCCTCAAGGGTGTCTTGCTGCTGCCGCCTGGTTCGTACAACGACCTGATCACGGACATGAGCACGGGCAACAACCTGCGCAACTTCCTGTCTCTGGTCGAGCAGCGCCAGAAGTACGCCAAGGACAGCGCCATCTTCCGTGGCGAGTGCGGCATCTGGCGCGGCATCCTGGTCAAGAAGGTGGATCACACCATCTTCCACAACGCCGGCGCTGCCGTGAGGTACGTGGCTGCAGCCGATCGCTTGACCGGCAACGAGTCGAGCGTGAACGTCGCGGCCATCGGTCCTGGCCACCAGATCGAGCGCGCCGTGCTGTTAGGTGCTCAGTCGCTGGCCCGCGCCGAGGGTGCATCGAACAGTGGCGTGCAAGCGGCCATCATCGAGAACACCTACAACGCAGGCCGCAACTTCGAGTACCTGGGCGAGTTCATGGGCGGTGAAGCCAAGTTCCGCTTGAAGTACGCCAACGAGAACGGCGACCCCGAGCCCACCGAGAACATCGTCGTCATTGACGCTGCCTCGCCCAAGGTCGGCGTCTGAGCTGACCTGAACCAAGCGTGAGCACTGGCCGTGCCCTTGCGGGCTCGGCCGCTCCTGAACCCATCTGACTTGAAAGGACCATCACCATGGCCTCGTACAAAGCTGTTTCCCTTGCGGGCAACTCCCACGCCTACAACGGCATCCTCAACGCCGCGATCTCCGAAGACGACCGCGCCACCATCACGGCCAACCTGGTTGTCGGCGACACCATCGACCTGATCAAGCTGGCTGGCGGCACACGCCTGCAGTCGCTGGAGAAGTTCAACGGTGACTGCGACACCGGCACCACCCTGCAATACAAGCTGGGCTATCGCTCTGCCAAGCCTGATGGCGTGCTGGCTCCCAACGACAGCTACTTTGGCTCGGGCCTGACCGACCTGCAAGCGGCTGTCACTGCTGGCTCGCCCACCCGTTACAGCTTCAACCCGATCACCTTCAACGAGGACGTGATCATCTTTGCGACGGTGACAGCCGCGGCTGCTGGCATCTCGGGCACGCCCTCCATCACCACCAAGGCGCTCGGCAAGTCGCTGGGCATGAAGTAAGCCCGGCTGTCTGCCGCAAACCCTGAAGGCCCGGGCATCGCTCGGGCCTTTTTCATTGGAGCCAAGAACCATGAGCAACAAGCAGATCGCCGTCGAATACATCGGCGCCAAGGCCCGTAAAGAGGACAACGTCGCCAACTCGGGCACCGTCTGGCACGGCGCCGGCGACATCCAGATGGTCGACGCCAACACGTGGGGCAAGCTCGCTGCGCACCCTGGTGTGTGGCGCAAGGCCGAAGAAAGCACCGAAACCCCGCCCGCAGGCAGCGTACAGCTGAGCCAGGCCAAGGCCGCCGGCACTGAAGGCGCCAATGGTGACAAAAAGAGCGGTGGCATGCCTTCGGCCGAAGAATTGGCCAAGAACCCGCAGGCTCACCCTGATTTGGCGGCCCGCATGGGTCACATTGCCCAGGAAAGCGCCAAGCCTGCAGCCCCTACGCCTACGCCTACGCCTGCACCTGCGCCAGTGGCCCGCAAGACCGCAGCCAAGGCCGCCGGCACTGAAGGCGCCAAGGAAGGCGGCGCCCAGTAATGGCCGCCCTGCTGGTCCGTCGCCTGCTGTGGCGTGTGAGCCAGACCCTCACCGACACAAAGCCCCAGCAGTTCAAGCGCTACACCGAGCGCGACATGGTGATGGCCCTGCAGTGCGGGGTCAAAGCCCTGTGCAAATACCTGCCCAGTGCGGGTGTGCGCTCTGCCGTGGTCAAGCTGGAGCCAGGCACGCGCCAGTCCATTGCCAAGGTGCCCCAGGCCCGTGTGCTGTTTCAGGATGGCACTGCCGCGTTCGACCTCTTCGCCATCCAGCTCGAGGACGTGCCGCGCAACATGGGGGCCGATGGACAAACGCCCGGCCGCGCAATCCGCATTGCTGATCGCCAGCGACGCGATCGCCTGGACCCCAACTGGCACACGGGCGAAGCCGATGCCGTGGTGCGCGAGTACTTTTTCAACCCGCAAGACCCCACCACGCTCTACGTGAGCCCGCCGGTGCCGGCGGATGTCGACGTCTGGGTGGACATGCAGCTGGTGGCCCCGCCCAAGGCCATCCCAGACGGTGGCAACGCAGGCAACGAGCTGTACGCCTATGACGCTGTCACACCCAGCACCCAGGTCGTGGGCATCGATGACCAGTTCGAGGACGAGCTGTGGAACTACTGCTGCGCCTACCTGCTGCTGGCTGATGCCAAGTCCCAGGAATCCATGTCGCGCGCCCAGCTCCATGCCCAGGCCTTCACTGGGTCGATCAACAGCATCGTTGCCCAGCTGACGGGCCAGAACCCCAACCTCAAGACGCTGCCCTTCGCGCCTGAGGTTCCAGGAGCCGCATCGTGAAGTTCATCGACTGCATCGACAAGTTCGCCCACCTGGTGCCCGGCGCCTCTGACCCGGAAATGGTCGAGGCCCTGCGGGACGCCGTGATCGAGTTCTGCAAGCGCACGCACGTGCTGACCTACTGGTCAGACAAATCCAGCGCCAGCCTGAGCTTTGACATCGCAGGCCTGAACGCCATGGTGCCCGTGGCCGTCTTCCAGGCCTTCATCAATGGCAAAGAGGCTGACGTGTTCGACCTCAATGCCGACGAGATCAATGACGCCGACACCGAGAACCCTGTGCTGACCTACCGCACAGACCGGCTCTACGACACCCTGGCCATCGCACCGCCACCCGCCACCTCGGTGCCCGTGCGCCTGCTGATGTCCTTCATGCCCCACCCAGACGCGAACGAATATCCAGACCAACTCTGGATCATGCGGCGTGAAGCGTTGAAAGCCGGTGCGTTGTACCGCTTGCTGTCTGCGCCGGGCACCACCTATGTCAACGAGTCAGCCGCAGCCAATTGGCTGCGTGTCTTTGACGACGGTGTGTCATCGGCCACCACAGCGGCATCCGTGAATCGACGCACCAACCGTGCACGCCTGCGGGTCACACCCGCCTGACCTTCGGAGATCCAAGTCATGCGATCCAAACCCACGCTGCTCACTGCCGTGAATGCCGCCCAGGCTCTGGGCTCGACACAGTGGTACCCCACGGATGGGTACCTCAACAGCTTTGATGCGCAGCTTGCAGCACCCACGGGCACGGCCACGGTCGACATCTACGTGAGCAACAGCGGCCAGGGTGTGGGCATCAAGCTGACATCGCTGTCACTCACCAGCGTGCTGACGCATGACGGCGGCTCGCTGCCGAAAGAGGATCAAGGCTGGTCCTTTGTGCGCGCCGAGGTGAGCGCCATCGGTGGTGGTGCGGTGGTCAAGCTGGCCACGGCCTGCACCGGGATCTAAGTCATGGCCACACTCTTCAGCAAGCGAAATGCCATCGTCACGGGCAACAAGTCTCTGCTGTCTGGCGGCATCAGCGGGGCTGTCGTCATCACCGGCCCGTTTGTCGTCGGCGGCACGCTCACAGCATCCATTACCAAGCTGATCGCTGCGGGCTGGACTGGCACTGCGTCATACCAGTGGCGCCGCTCCGCTTCGGCATCTGATTTGACCTATGCCAACTCTGTTGCCATCAGCGGCGCCACTTCTGCCGCTTACACCCAAGTGTCGGCTGATGAGGGCCGCAAGTTGTTTGTTGATGTGACCGGATTGAACCCGCCCGGCACTGCCGCTGGCGTGACTGCGCCTGCAGTTGTCGTCGGCGTTGCCCCCGGCCTCATCACTGCCCCTGTTGTCACATCCACGCCTACGGTGGGCCAGACGATCAGCGCACAGACCTACACCCTGGGCACGTACAGCGGCACGCCTGCGCCAGTCACAGCGCTTGACTCGTGGTTGCTGGATGGCTCTGCCGTCTCGACGGGCTATACGCTTGCTGCTGAGGATGCGGGTAAGGGCCTGCAAGTCAAGCTCACAGTGAGCAATGGTGTCTTGCCGAATCTGCCAGCCACGTCGATTGCGGTGGCGGTGCAGGCGCTTGTGACGGGCAAAGTCGCAGACCCACGCATCATCATCGTGGGCGATTCGATCACCCATTTCGGCACATCATTTTCGAATACCGGCGCCATCACATTTACCCGTGATGCTGCGGGCGTCGTGTCCGTTCCCCTGACAAACCACCAACTGACGGCCGGCACGCCGTTTTCAGTGGTCAATGGCACCAATCCAGAGTTCGAGGGCCTGTTTGTTGCCACGGTGATTGACGCCAACAATTTCACCTACCAGACGACCTACACGGGCAACCCCACGACGATGGTTGGCGTCGGGGCCTCTACCGCCATCAACCGGCACATGAAGCCAAACTCGGTTGGTTATTTCCGATGGTTGAATGGTCTCTGCGGCGGCGGGCTGCGTCTGCTGGCGAACTTTGGTGCGCAGAGTGACCGCGCAGACATCATGACAAACCTTGTCACGATTGCCGCCAACAAGCCTGAGTGCGACATCGTTTGCATCATGGCTGGCACAAATGATCTGACGGTCAGTGACCCAGCCGCCACCATCATCTCTGACATTACGGCCCTGACGGATATCATTTTGGCCGCAGGCAAGAAAGCCATTGTTTGCAGCATCCCGCCTGAACGCACGGACTTTGCGACAGCAACACGCAAGAGCGTGAAAGAGGCGGTGCACGTTGGACTTGCAGACCTCGCATCCGCAAACCCTGGGCGCGTTGCTTTTGCGAACGCATACCCGGATATGGTGGACCCAGCCTCGCCCATTGGCGCAAGTCTGGCAGGCGTGACTTTCGACGGTCTGCACTTCGCGGACAAGGGTGGTCAGCTCATGGCGCCCGCCGTCAAAACGGCATTGGATCAACTCGCAACATACGGCAACGTGTTTGCACCGCCAATGCTTGGGCATGCGTACCTGAAGTCCTATAAATCGGCGACCGGCGCGGATGTCGGGCTAAAAGGAAATGTGACCGGCCCCGTTTGTATCACTGGCTACTCTGCGACATCAAACGCTCGCACCACTGCTGTGGCAGAAGTGATCACAGACGCTGTGACAGGTCGATTTATCCAGCGCTACACGATCACTCCTGGTGGAGCGGACACCCTGACCATCTATCTCGGCAATAACAACGCTGAAACGCTTACTGCACTCGGTTGCGCGGTTGGCGATAGCTTGATTCTGGCTGCTGAATTTAAGGTCAGCGGCGGCACGGCTGGAGTGCTTCAGGGTATTACTGCGGCGGTGGATGGCTATAGCTCTGAGCCACGGATTCAGTGGGCTACGCAGTCGTCGTCAGTTGCTGCGCAGAACACCCTGACGGACTATCAGGCCTTGATCGTCTCGGCCCCATTGAAGATTCTCGCGGGGCAGACGCGCATTCAAAACACCATCGGCCTTGCGTTCTTGGCTGCGGGCGCTCCCGTGGTGCTTGAAATCGACCGCATCCACCTGCTGCGCAAACCGGCATGACCCACCCCCTCCCCCTCATAGCCCTGCTGTGCCTGCCCGTGTGGGCGGGTGCTCAGGCCATCACGCCTGCTCTGACCAAAGATGATGTTGGCAACATCTACGCAGGGTCAGCCGCAGCCCCTTGCCCCACCAAAAGCTGCGCGGTCTACCCAGTCAACGTGGCAACCTGCACGCCCAAACTCATGGGTGGCTCTGGCGTCAACACACAAGTTGGCGGTGGCATCTCTGGCGCGTGGCTTTCAACGTGGTGCCCAAGCGCAAAAGGCCCACAGCTTCGCATTCTGGCTGGCACATGGACCGGCACCCTGGCTGCTGTGGAATGCATCAACAAGTCGGGAAAGACACCTGCGCAGGCATTGCCAATGTGCGCGCCCGAAAGCCCGTTTTCCAAGGGCTTGTTGTCCATCTGGCGTGACAGCGTCGGGCAGATCCTGGCGTCCAGGCCATGACGCCCGAACAGATCGCCTCCGTCTTGCGCACGCACGCCCCCATGGTGCGCAAGGCGGCCAGTGATCTGATGGGCAGGGTGCCTGCCAATGTGGAATTAGACGATCTGGTGCAGGTCGGCATGATTGCTCTTTGGCAGGCCTGCTACCACTTCAACAGTGAGGCAGGCGCCAGCATCGGCACGTTCGCTGCACACCGGGTGCGCGGCGCGATGCTGGATGCACTGCGGGCCAGCGACACAATGAGCCGGAAGCAACGAAAGCAGGTGCGCGAAGTGGCCGCCGCTTCTGTGGGGCTCTCGCACATCCTGGGGCGTGAGCCGACGCTGAGTGAGTTGGCCAAGGCTGCAGGCTTGAGCCTTGACGAGTGCGGCTGGGCTCAGGTGGGTAGCGTCATTTGCAGCCTCAGCGACGCCCAAGAGGTGGCGGACCCAGCTACGCCGCACGGGATGCACGAGCAAGCGCGGATGCTTTTGGACGTGGCCAAGGCCATTGAGCGCCTACCAAGCACTGAGCGCTTAATTGTCGAGCAACACATTGACCAAGACCGCACGCTGGCTGACATCGCGCAAGAGCGAGGCGTCACCGGGGCGCGCATCTGCCAGGTTTACCAACGCGCGATGAGGCGGCTGCGGTCAAGCCTGAAACTTGATTCCGGCGAGTGCTCTGGCTTGATGCCCACATAGGACCAACGCATGCGCATTGACGTCACAGATTTTCTAGGCGCCAACACCCAGCTGCCAGCGATCAAGCTGCCTGATGGCATAGGCGCCAACTCGGTGAACCAAAAGCCAGGCCGCGGCGACATGCGCCCATGGCGCCAGCCTCTGCAGGTAGCCACGGTACCTGTGAGCCCGCAGCGCAAGACGATCCACCGCATGGGCCGCAGCACGGCCAGCGACGTGAACTACTGGTTGTCTTGGTCCACGGTCGTGCACGCCATTCGCGGCTTTGACCGTGAGGACACGCAAGAGCGAACGTATTACACGGGGGCTGCTGGCGGTCCCGCCTGGACGGACAGTGCGCAAGCCATTGCAGGGGGCTCATACCCTGCAGCATCGCGCCCCCTGGGTGTGCCGGCGCCAGTCAACGGACCATCCCTCAGCGTCGCAGCAGCTGGCACCAGCACCACAACCGAAGATCGCTACTACGTCACCACCTTCGTCAATGATCTGGGGTGGGAAAGTGCGCCCAGCCCCCCGGTCATGATCACGTGCAAGACCGATGCGCTGATCACGCTGGCCAGCTTGGAGGCCGCGCCAAGCGGCAACTACAGCATCAACCGCCGGCGGATCTATCGCACACAGTCGGGCACTTCGGGTGCGACCGAGTTCTTCTACGTCAACGGTCAGGGCGCCTCAGGTATCACGTACACGGGCGGCGGCCAGAGCTGGACCGAGACGGTGTCCACTGTGTCCGATGAGATCCTCAAGACCCAGACCGTCCTGGGTGGCTGGGCACCTTGCCCATCAGATGCCACCTGCTTGACGCAGATGTGGGGCGGCATGGCCGCAGTGATCAGCGGCAAGACCGTGCGGCCCTGCGTGGCCAACACCATCTACGCATACCCGCTTGACTACGAAATCCCCATCGCAGACCAGCCCGTTGCGCTGGGCGTGTGGGGGCAGCGCCTTTTGGTGCTGACCAATGGCACGACGCCCACCGTCATTGGCGGCAGTGATCCGGCCAGCCTGGAGGATTCGCCCCTCGATGCACTGCCCTTCAATGGCGCCGCTCGCTCGGTGCAGTCGGTCATCTCGCTCGGGCATGGTGTGGCCTGGGCCGCACCCGATGGCATGGCCTACATCGGCAACTATGGCCAGAAGATCCTGACGGCCGGGATCATTCATCCTGATGCGTGGAAGGCCATGCGGCCCGAGACCATGGTGAGTGCAACCTGCCTGGGCCTGCTGTTCGTGTTCTATGACGACGGCTCGGGCACACGCAAGGGCATGGTGATCGACCCAGGCAACCCCACGGGCATCTACTTCCTGAGCAAGGGCTACCAGGCGGCGTACACAGACCCGCTGACGGGCGGCATGTTCGTGCTGGACGCAGATGGCGGGATCAAGAAGTGGGATGCCGGTGCCGCGTTCATGACGGCCACATTCCGTAGCAAGGAGACCCGGACGCCGAGCTGCAACATGGGTTTCGCCCGCGTGATCGCCGACGCCTACCCGGTGACGCTGCGCCTGCTGGCGCACGGCATCACGATGGACACCACCACCATCGTGGACGACACGGTGCACAGCTTGGCAGGTGGCTACGAGGCCAATGCCTGGCAGGTCGAGGTGGAGAGCGCCAGCGCCGCAGGCGTGGTAAGCGCCCACGTGGCTCAAGCTGATTCGGAGCTGCTGCCGTGAGCGATCAGGAAAAAGACCTCCCAGCCGTCCCGTCGAACATTGACACGGGACTCAAGCGCACGCTGGATGCCATGCGCGAGGCATTGCAGCGCATGATGGGCAAGCGCGGTGATGGTGGCCGCGCCGCGGTGCTGTGGGATGACTTGGTGGGTGGTGGTCTGGCCGATGAGCGCCGAAACATCAACCCCATCGACATGAGCGCCATTGCTGGCATCGTGCAAGGAGCCAAAGGCGACAAGGGAGACCCTGGACAAGGCCTGGAGCCCCCCGACCTCACAAAGCCGCTAACACCCACGGGCTTGACCGCATCGGGAGCGCTGGCCAGCATCATCGTGCAGTGGGGTGCGCCGATCTACACGGCAGGCCATGGCCACAAGCAGACCAACATCTACGCCACCAAGCAGCCGGCAGGCAGCGCCACGCTCTACACGATCAATGATGCAGTGAGGGTATCGGCAGCGCCTGGTGCTCAGTCAATCGCCTCAATCGCCTCAGACCTCAATGTGAAGTGGCGCGTGTGGATTCGGTTCGAGAGCGTCGATGGCGTCGAGTCCGACCCAGCCGGGGGCGTGAATGGCTTTGTGGTTGAGACTGGCCAGGATGTGGCGCAACTCAAGGCCTCGCTGACCGGGCAGCTTCAGGCGGCCCAGCTCGCTCAGGAGTTGGCCCAGCCCATCGCGTTGATCCCAAGCAAGGCGCGGACGTTCAAGCAGCGCGCAGTACCCACTGCGTCGGCGGTGGGTGATCTGTGGATTGACGAGGGGGGCACCAACAAGTTCGCCCGTTCGCAGAACATCGTGGGCTGGACATCGTTTCAGTTGCGCGCGGTGCCTCAAGTCATCCCATCGTTCACTGCGCCAGACGGCACGCAGACTGGTGATGCAATCGTCGAGGACACCAGCAACTTCGAGCATGCAGTAGATAGCTACGAGCAGTTTGGTTCTGGGCCTGGGGTCTACACGATCTCGGTTTACATGCGCTCCATCTATGCGACCGACCGCATGGGTGCGCTCGGCATGTTTAGCGCGAGCAGCAACAACCATTACGCCCGCTTTGACTTTCTGACTGGCGCGGCCACGGTGCAGATCGGCGGCGGCACTGCAGGCATGGTCTACGTGGGTGATGGCTGGTGGCGCTGCTGGCTGACAGCCAACATCACGGACCCAGGGGCGCCCATCCACCGGATCGGCATTGTCAAGCCTTCAGCCCCCGGTTACAGGCAGGCATACACAGGCGACGGCACCAACGGCTTGCGCGTGTGGGGCATGCAGTTGGAGTTTGGCAGCGGCCCAGGCCGCTACATTCCAACAACCACAGCAGCAGTCAGCACCACCGGCAACAACAAGCAATACCGATGGTCTGGCACGGCCTGGGATGCTGCTGACGACAAGCGCCTAGCCGCCACGGCGGCAGCAGTGGCCACCGAGGCCCAAGCGCGCATTGATGGGGATTCGGCCAATGCGAGCCTGATCACCACGGTGCGCAGCACCTTCGCCAACGCGAGCGGCAACCGGGTTTCAAACTCTTCGTTTGAATTGGACTCGAACAACGATGGCCTTGCTGATGGGTTCACTGTCTACAACAACTCAGGCATGGCTTACACCGCCAGCCGTACGCCGGGGCGCCTGGGTGGCTTTGCCCAGAAGATCGACTTCACGGGGCCGGCGAATCAATCCCAGCAAGGGATCGTCGTCGAGGGTGCAAACAGGCCATGGGAGCCGGGCAAGACCTATGTAGCCGCTCTCTATGCAAAAGCAGGCGGCGGCCAAGTGGGCATGAGTCTGGCGACGCGCTGGAATGTCGGGCCACAGGCGCAAGAGGTTTTGCTTAACCCAGCCCTGACCACAGCATGGCAGCGCTACGCCTTCAAGCTGACCATGCAGGCCGGCACGGTTGAATCAGGTGGCCGGCTGTACCTCACAACATCCGATGGATGGGTGAACCGAAATGGCCCCATTGAGTTCGATGATGTGACGATCTACGAGGGGGGCGAACTGCTGGCCTACGAGCCAGGTCGGGACGGCGGCGGCGCCATGACGGCCGCAGTGCAGACTGAGGCATCTACGCGAGCAAGCCAGACCGGCCAACTGTTCGCCAAGTACGGTGTCAAGCTGGACGTGAATGGCTACACCATCGGCTGGACTGCAAACAATGACGGCGCGCAGGGCACGATTGTTTTTCGCACAGACACGTTCATTGTGGGTGGCACGGGGCAGGCACCCATTCAGCCCTTCGTGATTCGCACATCTGCCACCACTGAGGGCGGCGTGACGGTTCCGGCTGGCGTCTACATGGACTCGGCCTACATCACGAACCTGACGGCGATGTGGGCCAGATTTGGCACCCTGGTGGCCGACTCGATCCAGACCACCGACATCAGTGCAGCGCAGCTCAAGCTGGGCAACGGCACCATTGGCGGCATCCTCAAGAGCACGAACTACACCAGCGGCACACTCGGGTGGATCGTGCGGCCCGATGGCTATGCCGAGTTCAACAACGTGGTGGTGCGCGGGACGGTGTATGCCACAACGGGCGAGTTCAGCGCGACGGTTCGCATGGGTGCGGCTTCGAGCTTTTCAGCGGGCAATGGGCTTTGGCAGGGCCTGAGCGGCACCAACTACGTTTGGCGAGTGGGTGCGGCGGGTGGCAACCGGGCGCAGTGGGACGGCACGACATTTCAGATTTACACCAATGGCAGCAGCACACCACTGCTTTCCGCGGGGGGCATCAGCGCATCAAGTGGGCAACTGGTGATCAACACGCCAGGCCTCACGCTGGACGGAGCAGGCAATGCCACGTTCTCAGGGTCGCTCAATGCGGCCACGGGCACCTTCTCGGGCCAGCTTGCGGCCGGCACGGTGGACCCTTCGGTGTTCGACGCCATTGTTCTTCCCGCCTACACATCGGCAGGCAACTTCACCGCCACAGTGCCAGCCAAGAAATGGACGGGCATTGCCTTGCGGGCAACGCTTCAGGCGCCAGGCGGTGGCGGTGGCGGCGGCTATGCCAGCGGCGCACCAAACCGCAACCCAACATCATCAGGCGGTGGCGGTGGCGCAGGTGGCAGCATCGTTTTTCAGTGGGAGGGGCTGACCTCTGGGCAGACTGTCAACATCTCACTTGGTGGGGCGGGCTCACCAGGCTCCGCATCCACTTCTGAATACACAAACGGCGGGTGGGGCGGAAATGGCGGAAATGCCGCAGTCTCGATCCCGGCGCTCAGCTTGAGCCAAAGCGTCAATGGCGGCAATGGCGGCGAGGGTGGATCAATGGGCCGGGCTGACTCTGGTGCGCCAACCAATGGCGGCTCCATTGGCGGCGGGCAAGGCGGCAGTGGTACGGGCGGAGTCGTGCAAGGCACTGATTTCGATGGCCAGTCTTATTCGTACTTTAGTGGCCCGGCTTTCAATGGCGGTGCTGGCGGCAGTTCACTCAAGGGCTCAGGCGGCGGGGGGGGCACCTATGCCCTGTACCCATCGTATTCGGCATCAGGTGGCGGCAATGGTGGTACTGGCGCCGGGGGTGGCGGCGGCGCAGCCAATGCCATCGACTCGGATGTGG